GGGAGCAAACGCGCCGATTGTTGGCGGGGGTGGGCCCGCGGCACCTGTCTGATTGTTGTTTTTGTTCAGGGGGTTAGGCGTGGCTGACCTGCGGTCCTTGGCGGAGACGGCGACGTTCTTCAGAGTGTCGCAGCCGACCGTCCGCCGCTGGATCGAGGCCGGATGCCCGGTTTCGAGCAAGGGCGCCAACGGCGTCGCCTACCAGCTCGACCTGGCTGCCGTCACCGCATGGCGCCGGGACCAGGACCTGGCAGCGGATGCCGAGGCGCAGGCCAGGGCGGAGCGCGACGCCCAGCTTCGCCTCGAGCTGCTCGGCCCGCAGGCGCTGACGGTCGAGACTGACGGCGCTGCCCTAACCGCCCGCCAGCGCGCCGACGCTCTGCAGGCCGAGGTTGCCCGCACGCGGCTCGGCGCCATGCGGCGGGAGCTTGTACCGGCAGAGCCGATGGCGCTGGCCCTGTCCGAGACGCTGGGGCTGCTGAAGGCCCGGTTGCGGCAGATCCCGGACGCGCTGGCGCCGGAGCTCGGGCTAAACGAAACGCAGGCGTCCCGGATGCTCGCCCTGATCGACGACTCGCTGAACGACACCGCCGACGCGATCGAGGCCCTGCTAACCGATGAACCGGCTGCCGCTGCGTGAGGATCCGCTGCCCGGCTTCGTCACGCCGGGCCAGGTGGTGCGGTCCGCGACGGGGGCACTGAGGCCGCCCCGCAAGATCACCGTGTCCGAGGCCGCCGAGAAGTGGCGATGGCTGCGCAACCCGGGCGGCGGCTATGTCGGCCCCTGGCGCAACGACCTGGCGCCGATGCTGATCGAGCCGATGGACGCGCTGACGATGCGCGAGGTCCTCGAAGTCTGCGTGTTGGGGCCGGCGCAGTTCGGCAAGACGGAGTTGTTCCTGAACGCCGCCGTGTACCAGGCGGCTGAGGGCGGCGCGGACCTCCTGATTTTCCAGCCTACCCAGTCGCTGGCGGTCGATTTCGCCGAACGGCGGTTGGAGAAGGCTTTTAACCAGACGCCCGAGCTGCGCGGCCTGCTGGGCAGCCATCGGTCGGACGACAAGCTGCTGTCGAAGCTGTTCCGGAACGGGGCGCGCATCACGATCGGCTGGCCGGTGTCCGCGCAGCTGGCCTCGCGCCCAGTGCCGTGGGTGGCGCTGGACGAACTGGACAGCATGGACCGCGACATCGCGGGGGAGGGCGATCCAGTCGAGCTGGCGCGGCAGCGCACCACCACCTTCGGCCGCAACGCAAAGCTGCTGGTCGCCAGCACCCCAAAACGGCAGGACGGCACCGGCATCATCGCCCGCTACCGCCAGGGCGACCAGCGGCTGTGGCACTGGCCCTGCCCGCATTGCGGAGAATACTTCACGCCAGGCTTCGACGCCGACCGCAAGCCGACCCTGACGCATCTGCGCATCCCAGACGGCGCGACCGAAGAGCACGCCCGCGCCAGCGCGGTGATGATCTGCCCGGTCAACGGATGCGTGATCGAGGAAGGATCGAAGCCCGGCATGAACGCCCGAGGCACCTGGCTGCCGCTCGGCGCCACCATCTCGGCCGATGGCGCGATCGGCGGCACGCCGCTGCGCAGCCGGACGCGCAGCTACTGGTTCAGCGGCCTGGCGCAGCGCAACAGAAGCTGGGGCGACATTGCCGCGGCCTATGTCGCCGCGCGGCGCGCGCTGGACGAACGGCAGGACGAAGAGCCGCTACGGTCCTTCTGGAACACGACGCTCGGCGCGCCTTACAAGTCCGTGCTGACGGGCGCGGCGAGCCTGGAGCCGGACGAGCTACTCGGCCGCGCCGAGGACCTGCCGATCGGCCGCGTGCCCGCCTGGGCCGGCTTTGTGACCTGCGCTGTCGACGTCCAGGGCAACCGCTTCGAGTGCCAGGCCATCGCCTGGGGCCCTGATAACCGCGGCCAGGTGATCGACGCCTGGCAAATCTTCAAGACATCGGACCCGGACGGCACCGAACGCCTCCTGGACCCGCCGCGGCGGGCGGAGGACTGGCAGCACCTGACGAAGGACGTGCTCGGCCGCGCGTGGCCGGGAGAGGGCGGGGCGGAGGTCAAAGCCGTGACCGTCGTGGTCGATACCGGCGGTGCCGACGGCACCACGGGCCAGGCCTATGAGTGGTGGCACGGGCTGCGACGCGAGGATCCCGACTCGCTGCGGCGGGTGATGCTGATCAAGGGCGAGAGCCGCCGTGACGCGCCGCTGCTGTCGGTGCGGAAGATCGAAACGAACGCCAAAGGCCAGCGCATGACGCGCGGCATCGCCCTGGTGCTGCTGAACACCGAGGCCCTGAAGGACCAGGTTGACCTGCGCCTGCGCATGACGCGCCCCGGGCCAGGCTGGCTGCACCTGCCGAAGTCCCTGCCGGCGCGGTTCTGGGAAGAAGCCACAGCGGAACACCGGGATCCGAAGAAGGGCTGGGAAAAGCACAGGCCCCGCAACGAGAGCTGGGACCTTCTCGTCTACAATCTGGCCGCATGGCACCGCCGCGGCGGCCCGCGGATCGACTGGAACCATCCGCCCGATTGGGCCCGCCCGCGCGCCCAGACGCCGATCGAAGCCATGGCTGCGCGACAGCCCGCACCAGTGAAGTTCCGCCCCCGCGCATGGGGCGGGTTAGGCTCCACCTTCTGATGAGGCCAGCATGTTTGCAGACGCTCTTGCCTGGGCTCAGACGCAGGCGGTCGGCTCGCGCGCGCGTGCGCTGTCGGATGCATATGCATCCGGTACGCGCCGTGTGCAGTTTGATGGGCGGACGATCGAGTACGCGAGCACTGCCGAGATCGAGCGGACGCTGAGCGCGCTGCACCAGGCTGCGAGCAGCGCGGCGTCGCGGCGTCCCGCGTCCACCATTGCCGTGATCGGTTCGGGGTTCTGATGCGGCTGCTCCGTCACCTGCGCGGCGTCGCCCATGCGGCGCGCTCGGCCTATGCTGCCGCGCGCGATCCGAAGGGCCGCGCTCTGTGGCGACCGCCGACTGGCAGCGCGCGCAAGGCACAGGATGGCGCAATCCGCACGATAGCCGACCGCGCGCGCGACGCGGTTCGGAACAACCCCTACGCGAGCCGCATCGTGGATCTTTGGGTGGCGAACGCGGTCGGGATCGGCATCACTACGACCTGGGCGGCCGGATCAGATCATGCGGACGCGTGGAAGCGGTGGGCCTCGAGCGCCGCTTGCGACGCCGAGGGCGAGCTGGACTGGTCGGCGCTGCAGGCGCTGGCATTCCGCAGCGTCGTCGAAAGCGGCGAGGCGCTGATCTGGCTGCGAACCGTCCCGCCGACAGAGGACAATCCGGTCGGCCTGGCGCTGCATGTGATGGAGGGCGACCGCCTCGACTGGCTGCACACCGGCACGGCGGTCAACGGCAATCAGATCGTGCAGGGGATCGAGATCGACAGCCGCGGCCGGAAGGTGGCCTATTGGCTGCGCGAGGATCTCGACGACTTCCCGCTGCTGCGGCGCGCCGATGCGAAGCGCATGCGCGTCCCGGCCGATAGCATCATGCACCTCTACCGCCGCCGCCGTCCTGGCCAGCTGCGCGACGTGTCTTGGCTCGCCCCGATCCTCTGGACGCTCAAGGACCTGTCCGAGTACGAGGCGGCGCTCGTGCGGAAAGCCCACGTCGAAGCATGTCTCGCGCTGATCGTCAGTGACGACGAGGCGACGATCACAAACCACCTGGTGACCGACGCGAACGGGGATGCGGTCGAGAGCATCGAGCCGCAGATGATCCTCTACCGTCGCGGCGGCGGAGGCGTTGACACCATCAGCCCGACCGGCGGTGGCTCGCATGTGAGCTACGCGCGGCGCCAGCTTGAGGCGGCGTCGGTCGGCTCCGGCCTCACCTATGACCAGGTGTCCGGCGACCTGTCGCAGGCGAACTATAGCAGCCTCCGCGCCGGCAAGATCGAGTTCCGCCGGCTGCTGGAGCAGGTGCAATACACCATGCTCGTGCCCATGCTTGTCGCCCGCGTCGCCCGCCAGTTCCATGCGCAAGGTGCGATGTTGGGTCTGTGGGGCGACGCGATGCCTGCGACTGAGCATGTGCCGCCGCCGCCCGAGATGGTGGACCCGCTCAAGGACACCAATGCGCTGATCGCCCAGGTGCGCGCCGGCTTCATTTCGCAGGACGAGGCGGCGGCAATGTTCGGCCGCACCCACGCGGACGTGCTGCGGGCGATTGCAGCGGCCAACGCGGCAGCGGACGAACTCGGAATCATCCTCGATACCGACCCGCGCCGCGTCGCCAAGACAGGCAGCGCACAGGATGCGGCGCAGAATGCAGCGGTCGAGATCGCGGCGACCGGCGCAGCCCTGCCGCAAGGTCAGGCGTGATGGGCTTCGTCTCGACCGCAGCGCGTATGCTGCTGGGCCTGTCGCCGTTCTCTGCGGCGACGGTGCTCGTGTCGCCGAGGGCGCTGTCCGCACCGCTGGCGCTCTCTCGCGCGCAGACCGGCGCGGTCGTGTCTACCGCACAGATTGATCTGCAGTACGCGGTCCTGGCGCCCCGCTCGCTGGTCGCGCCGCTAACTTTGGCGCGCGCGCAGGCCGGCGGCGCCGTCGCCACCGGAGACACCTGATGACCTGGACGACGTTCGCCGCAGACGCGCCGCGATTCGTGCTGCCTAACAATGCCCTGCTGCTGGAAGGTCAGCGCACGAACGATGTATCGAACCCCCGTGCGGAAGGGCTCGTCGCGGGCAATATCGGCTCTGGCGGCGCGGTGCCGACCGGCTACACATGGACCGGCCTCGGAACTGCGACTTCCACTCTCACGATGGTCGGTGTGGGCACCGATCTCGGGTTGCCCTACTTCGATTTCAGGTTTGAGCAGCCGGCAGGCGGTGATCCGACACGCTTTCGCTTTGCGAATTCCATCGCGGTCACGGCGGGCGATAGCGTCACGGTGTCGGTATTCGCGCGCCTGATCGCGGGCTCTCTGAGCGGTAACGATCAGTTCGGATTCGTCATCACATACGACACTGCCGATGTGAGCATTACGGCCTTCGCGCCTGCTACGGGATCGCTCGGCCGGTTTAGCACGACGGTCACGGTACCGGCGGGCGCGACCACCATATCGGCGGGTCTGTATCTGCGCGCGGCCGCTGGTGTTGCCGCCGATGTCACCGTGCGCATCGCTGCGCCGCAGCTTGAGCGGGGCTCGCTGTTCGCCTCCACGCCGATCCTGCCCCCTGCCGGCACACCAGGCGCCAGCACCCGAGGCCACGATAACGTCTCGGCGTCTCTGACGTCGCTGACCATCGGCGACAACGGCGTCTGCACGGTACTGCTGACCGGAACCTTGCTCAACGGAGCAGCGAATATTGTGCGGAACATCGTGCAGATCGACAACGGCGGGCTGACAAATCGGTATCTGCTGCAGGTCGCGCAGAACGTGACGCAGGTGCGCGTGCAGTCGGTTGTGAGCGGCCTTGCCACCGGCAACGCGAACATGGGCGCCTATGCCGTCAATACCCCCTTCCGCGCAGGCATTGCGCTGGATGGCAGCGGTCGCGCGGCAGCCTCGCTGGATGGCAACGCAGTCGTCGCCGTGACAGGGGGCGTCACTTCAGGGCTGACGACGCTGCGCTTGGGGATGGCGAGCTCTGCCGGGGCGTCGCCGATGTTCGGGACTATCTCTCGCCTCACGGTCATCCCACGCACGCTGTCGGATGCGGAGCTGCAGGCTGCTGTGGCGGCGTTCCCATCTACCTGAGGGCGACATCATGAGCGACGCGCAGGACACGACCGAGTGGGTCTGGCAGGGCTTTTTCGGCCCCATGGCCATAGCGGTGGAAGCAAAGCAGGCTGTGGACGAGGACGCGCGCGCCGGCGTGTGGGTGCCCATGCCGGGCGAGCCGCCCGCGATGATGGACTCTGACGGGGTGATGGGCATGTTTGCCGTGCAGACACGGCGCAGCAGCCCAATCGCCGTCCCCAAGGGGCTTTTTGCGGCGCACCCGTTGCTTGTCGGCCGCATGGTCGGCGCCTAAGCGGAGAACAGCGATGGCGGAAGGAATGGCGGGGCGCGCTGCGCTCCGGCTGACAACGCGCGCCGCGACCGCGCAGCCTGCGACGCTGGACGAAGCGGCGCGAGAGGTCGAGGTCGTGTGGAGCACCGGCGCGCGCGCTTGGAACTACATCCCCGGCCAGGGCTATGCCTGGGAGGAGCTCGACATGAGCGCCAATGCCATTCGGATGGATCGGCTGGCGTCGGGCGACGCGCCTGTACTCGACGGTCATCAGGGCTACGAGGCCGAGCATGTGCTGGGCCGTGTCGTGTCGGCCCGGCTTGAGGGCGGCGTGGGCATTGCGCGGCTGCGGTTCTCCGGCGCGGACGACGTGCGCTCGACCTGGGCGAAAATCACGGACGGGACGCTGCGCACGGTGAGCGTCGGCTACCGCATCCACGGCTACGAAAAGAGCACCGCCGAGGACGGGCGCGTTCTGATTCGCGCGACGGACTGGGAGCCGTTCGAAATCTCCGTCGTGCCTATCCCGGCTGACGCCGGCGCGACGGTGCGGGGCACTGACCTGGCCGAGCCCCCGGCCGCACTCGCAACTGCGGCATCGGCCGCTGAGGAGCAGCATATGACCGATCAGGTCGAGACTGCCGCGCCGGACGTCCCGGCCGCGGTCGATGTGGTGACGGAGCGCGCTGCGGTGCAGGCGGATCGTGCGCGCATTGCGGCGCTCGATGAGCCGGCGCGGCAGGCCCGCACGCGCGGTCTGCCCGAGAGCCAGGTGGCCGCGCTGGTCGCGCGCGCGCGGGATGAGGGCCACGATGCGGCGTGGCTGCGGGGCGAGCTGTTCGGCGCGCTGGTCTCGATCGATCAGGCGCGTGGGACGCCCGCCCCGGTGGCGGTGTCGCAGTTCGGCCGCTCCTACGAGGACCCGGCGGTGATCGTGGAGGCGATGGCGACGGCCATTGCCGCGCGCCACATGCCTTCTGTGGCGGCGAAGGCCGGTGAGGGCCAGTGGCGCAATTTCGCTGGCCTGCGACCGTCCGACATGCTCATGGAGCTGGCGCAGGCGCGCGGCGAGCGCGTCGGCCCGCGCGACAGGGATCGCCTGATCGCTCGTGCGTTTCACACCAGCAGCGACTTCCCGCTGTTGCTTGCGAGCGCCGGCAACAAGATGCTCGAAACGGGCTACGCGCTCGCCGCGCCGTCCTATCGGCGCTTCTTCGCCCGCCGGCGATTCAACGATTTCAAGGCGCACTCCTTCCTCACCGCCGGCGATTTCCCGTCCCTGGCGCAGCTCAACCCTGGCGGCGAGATCACCCGCGGCACGATCAGCGAAAAGCGCGAGCAGATCACGCCGGCGAGCTATGCGCGCGGCGTGGCGGTGACGCGGCAGATGCTGGTCAACGACGACCTCGGCGCCTTCGCCGACTTCGGCACGATGATCGGCCGCCGCATCGCTGACTGGGAGAACGCGACTGCCTACGCGGTCGTCAACACCGCCAGCGGCGACGGTCCGACCCTGGTCGAAGGCAGCGCCGCCGTCTTCGGCACCGCTGCGGGCCGCGCGAACAAGGCCAGCAGCGCCACGACGGTGACAGCCACCGCGCTCGGGCTGGGCTTCAACGCGATGAAAAGCCAGACCAGCCTGGACGGGCTGAAGCTGAACATCCAGCCGCGCTATCTCGTCTGCTCTGTGGTCCAGGAGTTCGTCGCGTCGCAGTTTGCGTCCTCGTCCGTGATCCCGAGCACGGCCGGCGGCGTCAACGTGTTCTCCGGCCGCTACGAGGTCGTCAGCGACGCGAACATTCCGTCGAACCGCTGGTACCTGTTCGCCGATCCGGACGCGGCGCCGGTCTATGTCTATGGCTACGTCGGCGAGAACGAGGTGCCGCAGGTGCGCGTGGGCCAGCCGATGGGCGTCGATGGGACCGTGGTCGAGGTCGTGCATGACTTCGCTGTCGGCGCCATCGACTACCGCGGCGGCTATTTCAACAGCGGCGCGGCTCCGGCCTGACCCTGACGAGGCGAGGAACAGAGCATGAAGGTCTATAACCAGCAGGGCAGCACGGTGACCGTCACCGCGCCTGCCAATGTCGTTTCCGGCCAGGGCGTCCTGGTCGGCGACCTCTTCGGGGCGGCGCTCTCTGACGTGTCGAGCGGCGCCGCTGTCGAAATCTGCGTCGAGGGCGTCGTGCGGCTCCCGAAGGCGGCCGGCACGATCAGCGAGGGCGCGCGGGTGTTTTGGGATAACACGGCCGGGCGCATCACCACGACGGCGGCGAGCAACCGTGTGGTCGGGTGGATGGTCACGCGCGGCGGCTCGTCCGCTGCTGACGGGACGTTGGTCGATGTGAAGCTCGGCCGCCCGAACGCGGTCGCCGCGTGAGCGTGTTCGACGCTGCGCTGGCGACGCTGCTGGCCGATTCCAACCTGAGCACCGCTGCGGAGTGGCAGGCCGCTGCCGGCGGCGCCTGGGTTGCCGCGTCGGTACTGCTGTCGTCGCCGACGGATAGCGTCGGCAGTCTCGGTGGCATTGGTAGCCGCGCAGTCGCCGTGCAAGCGACGCTGCGTGGCGCCGACCTGCCGCAACCGCCCCGGCGCGGCGATCTGCTGCGCTGGGGCGGCACCACCTATCGCGTCGAAGCGGCCGAGCAGGATGCGCTCGGCCTTGCTTGGCGCGTTGACCTGGCGCGCGTCTGATGCCGACTATCTCGCTGCGTGAGGCTGCAATGGCCGCGGTGGCGGAGCGGCTGACCTACACGCTGCCGGACGTGGTGACGGAGCGCGCGCGCCGCGCTCCGGTCGATATCGACGCCGATAGCCTGCCGCGCCTGGTCGTCACCGGGGGCGATGTCGTCGCGGACCAGACGATGGAGCCGGGACGCACGCATTACACCATCACCCTGGCGGTCGCGGGCTTTGTCGCGGCATCTACTGATCTCGCCGCAGAGCAGGCGCTTTCGACGCTCTACGCGCGCGTGGTGGACGTGCTCGACGCGTGGACACCGGGCAGCGCGGACGCGGAGCAGCCTCTCTGGGCTGGCCGCATTGGCGCGCAGATGACAGTCGCGCGCGCGCAGGCAAGCGGAGCGCAAGCGACTGCACAGGCCGCTGCTGCTCTGTCCCTGGGCCTCGGCGATCTCGCCGAGCAGGGTGCCGAGTTCCGCCTCTACGACGCCGAGGAATCGGCGCGCCCCGCGGGTGAGTTCGTTGTCCGCTTCAGCCTGCTCGCCGTCAGCCCTGCCGGCGGCGCCTGGTCGTCCTGACCCCTCCCATCCTTGCCTGAAGGAGCCACGCGATGAGCCTGGACCTCGTCCGCATGCGCTTTGCCGCCGTGGCGGTGAAGACCGAGACCACCCCCGGCACGGACGCCATCGCCGGCGTGCCCGCCGCGACCGACTGGCTTTCCGCGGACCTCGAGGTCGATTTCGACCCCGTGGTGGTGGAGAACTCGGAGCTGACCGGCACGCTCGACCGCGCGCCCGCCATCGTCGGCGGTGTGCGCCCGCGCATCCGTCTGCGCTTGCCGCTGCGCGGCTCGGGTTCCACGGCCACCGCGCCGGAATGGGGCAAGCTGCTGCGCTGCTGCACCTTCTCCGAGACGACCAACGCCGCGGTTGCAGCCACGGCTCTTGGGGCTACCGGCCACACGACCACCACCGTCACCCTTCCGACCACGCCCTACGGCAACACCGCGCAGCAGTACCGCGGCCAGCCGCTCGTCCTCACCGGCGCGGTCGCCGACACCACCGGCATCACCGACTACACCACCGGCCGCGTCGCCACCCTCGGCAGCACGCTATCGGCGATCCCGGCCGCCACCACCAGCGCCGCCATTCCGGCCAACATCCTCTACGCGCCGTCCTCGGACGAAGCCGTCTACAAGAATGCCACGCTCTACTTCTTCGCGGACGGCATGCGGTGGCGCTTCACCGGCGCCTCCGGCACTTGGTCGCTGGAACTCTCGACCGGCGGGATCGGCTTCCTGGTCTTCGACCTGCGCGCGACCTTCCTCGGCCACGACGCCACCGCGCTGCCCACTGGCTGGAACACCACCATCCGTCAGACCCCGCCCCGCTTTGTCGCCGGTCGCATGCAGCTGAACCAGGCGAAGGCGCAGGTGCGGCGCCTCGCCCTCGACGCTGGCATCTCGGTGGTCCTGCCCGACGATCCGGAGGCGGCCGAGGGCTACGGGCCGGCGCTCCCCATTGAGCGCGACAGCCGCGGCAGCATCGATCCGCTGATCAACACCACAACCTCCGTGGCGCTGTTCAACGCCTTCCGCGCCGGCACCGCCATGCCGCTGATGGCCATCATCGGCAGCACGGCCGGCAATCGCTTCCTGGTCACATGCCCCGCCGCCAAGGCGACCGGCTTCCGGCCGGGCAACCGCGAGGGCCTCGGCCAGTACGACATCGCCTTCCAGCTCGATGGCGCCGACAGCCCGCTCTACTTGGCCGCCTTCTGATCCGATCCGGCCGACACCGGACGGCGCCCGCCCGGGCGCGCAGGCGGGGCAGCGTGTCGGCGCTGTCCCGCCACCATCCTGCCGACACAGGAGATAATGATGGCAGACATTCTTGGCCGCACTGTGCGGGACCGCATCACTGGATTTACCGGCGTGGTGACCGGCTATGTCGAATATCTGACTGGCTGCAATCAGGTGCTGGTGGTGCCTCCGCTCGCCGCCGATGCCGCGTGGCGGGATTCGCAGTGGTTCGACGTGCGGCGCGCGGAAGTAGACCACGACGTTGGCCGCTTCGTTCTCGACAACGGCGCGACGCCGGCAGCGGATAAGGCGGCGCCGAAGCGGTGACGCCCATGACCGTTGTTTTTTCCCGCCGCGACGCCGAGTGGTTCACGCCGCCCGGCGCCGGCGACCGGCGCTATCTCGTCGCGCCGCTGACCTTCCGCGAGCGTCAGACCTTCCGCGCCGACCTGGCGCGCGAGGGCGGGCTCTACCCGCCGCCGGCACAGATGCTCGATGCCCTCCGCGCTGCGGTGCGCGAGGTCTCGCCCGGCAATGCGGACGAGCTGCTGGCGGTGATCGACACCGCGGAGGCGGCGCCGGACGACGCCGCGGCCCAGGTACAGCTTGGCAGCATCGAGGCCGCCTGCGCCACCGTCCCGGTCTATGCCGGCCTGCTGGCGGCGCGGCAGCGGTACCTCGGCACCCTGCCCTGGATCGCCGCCCGGCACGCCCTGCGCGGCTGGGAGGGCGAGGGCCTGCCGCCGTTCCACCGCGACCGCGGCATCGTGCCGGACGCGCTGCTGGAACTGCTGCCGCAGGACGAGGTGGAG